TGGTCGCGCGTGAACAGGTTCTTGACGCCCCATTCCTCCGCTTTGCGAAGCTGTCCGGTTGCCTCTGCTCGGATGCGAGCCAGCTCCTTCTTCTCGGGCATTGCCTGAATGGCTTTGAGTTCTTCGACCACATCTGCGGGAATCTCGGAGCGACCTTGCCACTGCGCCTTGAGTTCATCTAGTCGCTTTTGTGCAGCGATGACGTGTGGCATAGCCATGATATCACGAGAGCGCTTAACGAGCTGGTCGTGATTGTGGGCGGCCATGTCTGAAGGTAGCAAATCGTCGGTCATAGCGCCGCCGCGCGCGAAGCCTTCGATATCCTGTACACCGTGCCCAGCTGCTTCATGAAGCAAAATGCTGCGAGCGTCTTCCAGCGAGTTGGTTTCAACGCGGGCGAGGTTTCTGCCGCCACGAATGCCCTCGTTGTCAGCAACCCACGCACCATTAGGCTTTGCGAACTTGCTGTTCACTCGAATGTCGGCTTCAGCATTACGAAGTTGCGGGTATGCGTCGTACAGTTCTTTGTGGTGCAACGCGCCAGCCAGTGTCCGTTGTGAGCCGCCGTGGTCGCCACCAGACGTAAGCTCCTCGACGGTCTTCGGGCCAAGCTTCGCCCCGCTATCATCAATCTCAAACCGCCACTTGCCATCGACGCCCTTGAACCAGCCGGTTTCATCCCAGATGGCATCGCGGCTCGCGCCTTCGGCTTCCATGTTCTGCGCACGGGCCAGAGCGGCTTTGTCAGCGGTCTTCGCGTTGACGCCGCCGAAGGTCTGCTGCGAGGGAGCGCGGAACCTGCCTGCCGCAGCACCACGGCGCGGCCCTAGCAGCTTGTTCGCTCCGGCTCCTGCCAGTTTGCCGCCGACAACGCCCGACACGAGGCCGCCCATCGCATTAAGCGGACGGTCTGCGTCATCGATCACGCCGTCCCCGTTCGCGTCCACAGGATTTGCGATGTAGCCGCCAACAGCACCGCCTACGCCGCCTATCCCTGCGGAGTTGGCGCGCACCATTCCGCCAAAATCTGTGTCATCGAAGGAGTCGGCTAACTGCTCATATTGAGCGTCATACCATTTTTCGACTTTGGCGTCTAAGCGATCCATAAACTTGTATCCCCTGTCGCTTATCAGGTCTTCCTGACTGTCGCGCCACTTGTCCAGTTTTGCCGTCTCGCGATTGTACATTGCGTAGGCGTAGTCATCCGCTCGGTCGGCCAACACGTCTTCATCATAGCGCCCGGCGTTTTTCTCCATAAACTGCTTTTCCCACGCGGGCATTTTGGCTGCGATTTCCTTCTCACGCGCCTTGTACGTCGCTTCCAGCTTGGTGCGCTGCTCTCCCTCGTAAGCCTCTGAACGTTTTCTGTTGGCCGTGAACAATTCAACCCTTTTCTCATCGAGCTGTGCAGCGAGGCGCGCGTACTCTGCGTCAGCCTGTTCCGGGGTTTCAAATCTGCGCGGTTGGGAGCCGCCGAACCCCGACTGCTCGGGCGGACGACGGGGAGGCGTCAGCGGATTGACCGGAGGGCCAGCGGGGACAGGAGACGGGGGATTGAGCGCATTTGCCGGGCCTGCCGGCAGAGCCTGCTGCGTCGCTGGTGGACGCGTCGGCCCGCGCGGACGAGCCACCAGCACGCGGGTCATGTCCTCGCGTGTCGCCGTGCGAGGCTGCATGATGCCGCGATAGAGCCTCGGCCCCTGCCGCATCGCCGTCATGATCGGGGCAGAAGCAACGCCAGCCCCCATCAGGGCCGCGTCTGCAAGAGCGTTGACCGGCAATGAGGAGGCGCCGGGCCGTGAATAGACCTGCGGCCCTTCTGCCAGCGCTACTGCATTGCTAATCGATTGCGACTCGGACTTGGGGAAGAAGGTCTGCAGATCCATTTCCTCGTCACGGATGGCGCGGATATCGTCTGCAAGCGCCTTGCCCTTCTGGCCCAGCCGGTCGAGCGTTTCGAGCACGCCTGCGCTTTGCAATTCGGCCATGCGCGCCGGAGCGTCTTCACCCCCGCCGCGAAGCTTGGAAAGCATCCAGTCACCGATAGAGGCAAGACGCGCCTCCTGTTGCGCTGGTGTTGAGGCGTTGAACGCTTTGACGAAGTTGTTGGCCTTCTCCGGGTCTTTGACCATTGCGCCAAACTGATCGGCTGACTTGAGCGCGCTTCCAATCTGCGCCGTGTCCGCATACTCGATGCGCAATTGTCTGTAAGTCTTGCCGTCTGGCGTCTGTAGGTCGTCTATCTTCGACAGGATGCGATTGCGCATGTCGTCATAGGCGTTCGCCAGCGTCGTGTTGCCCTTGGCTGCGTTCTCCTCTTTCAGCAACCGCGCTTTGTGCTGCATCCAGTGCGCAGCATTGAGCGGGCTTTCTGCAATCATCTCCTCAATGGTCTTTCCCTGACCCGCCGCGATCTGGCGCAGCGGCTTGCCAAGTTCGCCCATTCCTGGACCGCTCAGCACGTTGCGGATTGCCTGCGCTCGCTTGTCATCGATGGGCTGGGAAAGGATGGGCTTATACCCCTCCTCTCCAAACTCGCTCAGCGCCGCTTCCATGTTTTCGCGCGTTTCGTTGCGGGTCGTCGCCCCAGCGTTCCGCGTTGCTGATTCGATGAGGAACGACGCCTGCGAGCCGCGAATGTCTTTAACGGCCTCGCGAATAATGGTAGGGCTTGCGTCTCCACGCTTCCGGCTCAGACGCCGCTCCAGCCGCACGAGGTCAAGATTCGTAGCTACTTCTGGAAAATCATCGCGAAACTCACGTTTAAGAAGCAGCGAGATGCTTGGCGCGCGGCCCGAAACAGTAGCCGGGCTATCCGCGCCAGCCTGCAAACCCTTTACGACCTTAGCCAGCCCGTCACGTACACGGTCACGGGGTACGCCACTGGCGAGGAGGATGCGCTCGATGGCCTGCATAGCCTGCGGCCTGATGGGGCGACCGGGGACAGCGACAGCGGCGAGCGTCTTCCCCGTCTGACGGATGGAGGGTTCAGCCGGCAGCGGAGGCTTTCCCGGGACTGAGTAGAGCGAGGCCCCGCGCTGCGCCTCTGCAAGCGTCGTCGGCGTGCGGCGGACAGGTCCGGTCAGGCCCTTGAACGTTGTGGTCCCCGGAATGGCCTGAATGGCAGCCGCGCTGCCTTCCGTGACGAATTGCTGTGCGCCTTGGGCCGCCTTGCCCATGTCGCCATCGATGAGCCCAGCGCCAGCATCACGCAGGCCAAGATAGGCGCGGCCCGCCTCATCCAGAGGGTTCAGGAAATCGACGGCCTCTTTTGCCCCCAACAGCGGGTTCTGCGTCGTCGTCTTGGCCCAGCCTTCAAGGCCGCCACCCGATGCGCCGCCTGTCAGCCCGGCAATCGGGGCTTCAAGCATCCGCATCGCGTCGGTGAACAGGTTCGTGGTGTGCCCGCTGTCCACAATCGGGGCCTGCGGCGCGCGGGGCCGCGAATAGCCGGACTTAGCCAGAGGATCAGGCGTATAGCCCAGCGCCGCCATGCGCTGAGGGTCGGCAGGCTTGGCCGCCCATGCTTCATATCCGCCCGGGATGGCCGCAGCGGCCTCCTCGATGATGGCGTCCACTTCGGAAAGGTTGGCGCGCGGCTTGGGCTGAGGCGCTGGCGACTGGCCCACAATCGGGTCATTTGCCCACGGCTTGGCCTGCGGCTGCGCTTGCCCGACGACCGGATCATTGAGCCAGGGCCGTCTGGGGTCTGACTTCTGCGCGCGTGCGGTCTTTGATTGCGGGGTCATTGCTTCGTGCGCTCATTGCCGTCGTCGTCAATGTACCGGTCGCCCTTCTCCAAAGCGTTGTATTCCTCAACCGCCTTGTTGGTGTCTTTGGACAAGCGCTTGACCTCGTTAGAAGTGCGCTTCGCAAAGCCCGCGAACTCGGCCAGCTCAGGATAATCCTGCGCGAAGGCTTCGCGGCGGCGCTGCTCACGGCCTGCAAAGAACTCATCCAGCCGTTTCAGGTTCGCCGCCAGATCAGCCGGCGTCTGCGCCTGTTCCAGCGACCCCTGCATGGCTTGCAGGAACGCGATTTCCTTCTCGGTGACTGCGCCAAGGGCGCCGCCTGTCGGGCTGTTCTCGCGCATGGTCTGCAAATTATCGAAGCCCACATTTGCCTTGATGGTGGCCAGCGCGTTCGCCAGTCGTCCCGAGTCAGTCGATGCGCCAACAAATGGCAGGTCTTTGGTCGATGCCCACGCGCCGGTTGTGTTCGGACCGACAAGACCCAAAGCCTTTCTGATGTCTTCGCGGACAAGGTTGGACTGCGCTTCTGCGGACTGGATGCGCTGCCAGTCCCTGTTCTGCACAAGCTGTTGCTGACCCGGCGAAACACGCACCTCGCCGCCCGGACCCGCAATGACCGCAGGCCCCTTGCCTTTCGGACCATCGCCACTCAGAGGCATCTGCGGCCCGCCAATCGATAGGCCCGCAAGCCCGCCATCCTCTCCGAAGCTCAGATTGATGCCGTTGGAAGGCGGACGGTCTGGACCGCGTGCAATCTCCTCATTGCCAAGCATACGCACCTGACCGGGGCTCAGCGTGTATGGTTGTTCTGGCCGCCTGTTGGTAAACACAGGCGCACCGGATTGCGGATCGTACACGGCAGCGCCTTCACTGACCGTCATCATGTCCTGCGGCTTCTGGTTCCACTGTTTGCCATCCCAGAAGGTGCCGGTCTGCGTGCCCGCGTGTTCCGCCAGGTTCTTCCCAAATTCCTCCGGGTTGAAATGCGACGCGACAAAGTCCCTGTCGGGCAGCGCATCCTGAAAGCGCGATATTCTCTCCTGAACCGGAGCCATGCGCCGCGCCTCGTCCTCAGCGGCTTGCGCTGCGTATTTGCGGTCAAACGCTGCGCGCCCTCCCAGGGCGGTGAACGGGTCGGACATGACCTCGGCCCACCAGCCTTGAGCCGCTGGATTTTTGTACGCGCCGCCGATCAGCCCCGCCTGTTGCGCCTGATCGCGCGTCCGGGCCTGCGTGCCCTGCACGATAGGCGCTGGCGCGGGGCGTTCTTCGCGCGGAATACGCGGAGCGAGGTACGCCGCCTGACGCATGAGACGTTGATGACCGCCGCCAAAAAGCCCTGCCATCAGCCAATTCCCAGAAAATTGCCAGCCGCCTTGCTGGCCAACTCGTTAAAGTCGAAACCGAAGTTGCTGCTCTTGCCCGTCGAGTTAACCAGCATCGGGGTTGAGCCGAGGATGTTTCCGCGCGTCTGAAGCTGGAGCATGAGATTGCGGTATTCCTCGGCAGCCTGACGGTCGAACTCCGCACGGCTCGCAAGCAACCGCGCCTGCTCGATCTCGCGTTCCGTCGCTCCAAACTGCGCCAGCATCGCCGCATCGGACCTGCGGTTCTGCGCATCGCGGAAGCCCACATCCTGCGCGTTCTGATAGCCCTGATAACGCAGGTTCGCCATCATGTTGGACTTGTCCATCGTGTTCTGACGCATCAGCTCGGCATCGGCCACGCCATGACGCGAGCCGCCGAACGCCCCCGCCTGCGTTGCCCGCGCATTGTTCTGCGCCAGATTGCCCTGCAAGGACTGATCGTAATACGCCCCCGCCGCGTCCACCACGTCACGTTCATAGGGGTTGAAATACTTCGAGACGTTGGACGGGTCGTAGGTGTTATTGGCGATCATGTCGCGCGCGTTCGTCTCCGTGCCCGTCATGCCGGCAACCATCTCGCCCTGATAAGGGTTGAACGGCTTCGAGGTATAGGCATCGACCTGCTGCTGCATCCCGCGTGTCTGGTCAGTCCATTGCTGCTTTGCCCACGGGTTCAGCTCCTGGGTGTTCTTCTGCTTTGATTTGGAGAACGACATCTAAAGCTCCTTCACCAGCGACTGTTCCGGCATCCAGCCGCGCAGTCCCAATACACGCGTCCAGCCCTTGCGGCCGATCATTGTAAGACGGTCGAAACCCTGCCTTCGCGCCATGTCCGTCACGTCCGCTTCCATCTGCATCAGCTCGTCCAGATCACCCGAGGCCGTGAACACGTGGAGGTCATGCACCACCTGCAACACGGCAACGGAATTGCCCGACTTGCTCGGCAGCAGCATTGCCCGGCCCTCACGCACTTCATGGGCCAGCTGGTCCCACGTGCATTGCCCGTTGGTCCGTTCCAGCGCCCGATCTATGAGGGGCCGGAACTCCTCAAGCCGGTCTTTCGTTTCTGGCATTGTCGGCCTTCCGTCTTTCCCAGCTCTCGTTTGCCCGCGTCTCGCCAAGGTGCTGCTCGTCCCACTCATCGTCCTTGCAGCGCCCTGCCCTGATGGCGAAATCAGGCTTCAGGCGTCCACAGGTCGGGCATTCAACGCGGTTGCTCATGCAGCGTTCTGCGGCGTTACGATGATGGTCGCCGTCTCCCCGTTGGGTGAGCCCGTCCGCGTGCCTGACGTTGACTGCGTGGTGTAGGCCACGCTCACAAGGTCAGTGAGAGACCCACCGCTTTCATAGCTGGCCCCGAACTCGGTCCCGCCATGCTGGCCCACCGCATTGGCCCAAGTCACGGTCTTCGAGACGTTGGTAAAAGCGCGGTTGCCGGTAAGGTTGGCCGTGCTGAAGCTGTATCCCAGAACATTGGTTGCGGTCAGGACGACGGTCGGACCTTCATCCCAGCCACCGCCATCGTTGAACCAGGTCGAGAGCGTCACCGCCCCATCATGATAGTAAGACCCGCCGCCCATGGGCTCGGATTCGATATCGATCGTCCCGGAAAAGGTGAAGGTGTAAATGCCGTTATAGGCATCCGCACTCACCGACTTGTGCATGACACGGTCAGGCTCACCCACACCGCCTGCGCTGTCGGTATTGTCCGTCGTTGTGGAGGTCGCGCCCGGCGTTGATATCTTGAGCCGCAGCGTTCCCCCGGTCGTCGTGGCGTTCTGGATCGTCGGGCTTTCCCAAGCCTCGCCAGCCGCCAGCGCAACACCGCCCGGCACCGTAATCGAGTAGAGCGGGATCTGGCTTAAGGCTGCCCCATCCGCCCACTCAATCGTTGCCCCGTCTGCGGCATAGAGATAGGCGGGCTGCAAGGCGACCGGCCAGCGGACTTCACCCACCGTGACCGAGCCCGTAACCTCAAGGTCGCCTGCAAAGCGGACAATTCCCGTCCCGGCATCGATGGTGAAGGCACCGTCCGCGTTGAGGATCAGCGTCACCTGCTCGCCATTGAGGCCGGTGAAACCGAGTTTCTTGCCGTAGGGGATGATCACATCGGCGCGCTTGTCATGCTTCTGCAGAAGCTCGCGCTCGACCTCGTCCCGATGCTCGAACTCGTTCTGCTGCGTGTAGGCTTTGGAGGGCTCGATCAATACCGCCCCCGCGCTTTGGCCTGCACCCGGTACGTGCCGACCCTGAAATCCTCCGTTCCGCTCTCGGCCCGAAGCTCGATCCGTGCCTGCCGGGCCGTGGTGATGACACCGACCCGGTCAGCCGCATTGAACGGGCCAACCGTGTATTCCGTCGCATTGGGATATTCGCGGGTGTAGAACGTCACCTCGCAATCGCCCTGCGTCAGTTCATCGGGAATGAACTCATCGATCTGCATCCGGCGCTCGCCCTCGCCCAGCTCTACCGGACCCGACACCGCCCTGCGGATCGCGCTGTCGAAAGACCAGCCCGTCTCATGCTTCAGCATCGCGCCAGACCCGTTGACCATCACCGGCCAGTCAAACGGACCCTCTGGAAATCCACAGAGCCTTGGCAGTTCGGTATGGTTCCAGTGGCCTTCCCGGTAGTTGAAGATCGCCGCATGGGAGCACTCGACTGCCCCGCCTTCGGCATCCAGCGTCTCGCCATTCTCCAACAGCAGGTCTTCGCCGTCTTCCAAAGCAAGGTTGGTCATGCGGGGATAGAACCACCAGACCTCGCCAAACTGCGGGAAGTGCTGACACCAGACCTT